TTCGTCTATAATAGGTACGGCATTGGACTTATGCATGGTTCCGATACCTTTAACAAGGGTTCCGGTGTAACGTGGCGGTTCCACTCGAGCGGCAACTCCAGCTGTACTGGTGCAGCTTGGATAGTCGGGTGTCTCTCTTCTATAAGACTGCGAAGAGTTCTCGGCGACCCCGCGCGTATAGACCTTAGTTTTTCTTCGAGTAACTTTCTTCTTTCTGCCTGAGATAGTGTAGCCCATTGATCCATATATCATCCCCATAAAAAACTCCTGCCAATTGAAGATATATTATACCAAAAATCAGCAGGAGTGTCAAGAATTATTTTTAGATGTCGTTTATTTCTTCACCAGTTTTGTGGGCTTCTTCCTCCCTCTCGTCTGGTGTAAGTGCTGACTCTGGCCCTATCTTCAAAGTTTCCCAATCCATGAAAGAAGTGAATGTTCCCATCTTGCCACTTCTCATTTTTGTACAGTTAAATGTCATAATCGCATCTTCTGTTTTCCACGTATCAATTGTAAACGCTGCATCTGCCGCGTCAAGAATACCTTTTGCAAAGCGAGCTTCGCCGGTGGCATCTATCTGATATGGGCTGTAAACTGGTACTTCATATTCTTGAGCCATTGATTTCAATGCTTTACTTACTTCTATCTGCTCAGTCCAGTCGTACTGACCTGCGCGTGACGGAAGATTGGAACGTTTTACTTGGTTGATATAATCAACAATGATTACACCAACGTTCATTGCGCTTTTTATCTTTTTATCAAGCTCGGCTCGAATCTTTGACAAAGTAAGAGAAGCATCATAGACTACATCCAACTGCTGAGTCGGGAGAAGCTCACAGTTAGTTTTGAGTTCGTAGTGTAGACGATCGAAGTCTCGATGCTCCTGATACTCAATCAATTTATCTTGCCCATCTACAAAACGACTTGCCCACCAAGCCGCGACTTTCTCCCACTCCAGAATACTGAGATTTCTCTTTCGTATTCTCTCATGAGAAATGCCTGTAGATATTGAACAACATCTTTGTAGAATTTCTCGACTATCCATTTCAATAGTGAAATAGATTGCCGACTTTCCACTTTCGTAAACCGTATTAGCAATGTTACAGCACGTAATGGATTTCCCTGCCCCGCGGCGACCCCCGACAAGAATCAAGTCTCGGGGAGAAAACTTGAACTCTTCGTCGAACGCGGTATTCAAACCGAGGGGCAGGTACTTGTCCAATTCCTCTTCTGCTGGGAACAGGGAAATACGTTGCATACTTTCCTGGGGTTGCTCTAGCTCTACTTTTTCTTCTATGTCTAGAACAATCTGGTGCAGATGAGATACCGACTCTTCCGCATCTTCAAAAGATATGGAATGGTCAATATATTTCTCAAGAGAGGCGAGAATCTCTTTTTGAGTATACTCGTTCTTGAGGTACTGAAGCAGCATAGAAGCCTCTGCTTCAACTTCCAGTGCCTCGATAGCAAGAAGTTTTTCTTGCGTAGCACTGTCCCGAATCTCAAACTTTAAATCCTCAAATGTAGGAACAGTATGATACTTCTGGGAATGTCCATCAATAATACTAAAGATGGTGTGGTATTCGGTAGGTAAATAATGCTTACGCAGGTAACTCCAGGTATCAGAATCCTGAAGCGTAATAATCTGTTTGATTAATGCAGAAGCAATATTCAACTAAATTCCCCGAATACACAAAAAAGCAACCGCAACGCACCCGCTACGGTTGCTCAAAAGAAATACTACTTAGTTAGCAGCTTTTTCTTTCTTAGCAGCGCCGTCATAGTCAGCGGCAGAAATGCCACGACGAGTCAGCATAGTCTTGACACCGCGAGCAGTCTTACCGATTGCTTCTGCGATCTCTTCGACAGTCATCCCAGACACATCACCGAGGTCTGCCAGGGGATCTTCCTTGGCTCCGCCCTTGGTGTGCTCTTGACGAGGAATAGCGTCGATTTCGCCTGAACGAAGAAGGCTGAGAGCCTTACCACGTACAGAGTTTACAGAGCGATCAAGAGCTTCTGCAATAGCTTCAACGAACGCACCGTCATTTACCATAGAGATAAACTTAGACTCCTCTTCAGGAGAGTAGGTACGAACAGTCTCAACCTTAGGAGCAGGCTTGACATGATCGGTCAATTCCATAGACAGAATCTTGCCTTGGATTGACTTGGCGGAAAATGCGCCGCCTTCAAAGTGCTCAGCAATCTGAGCGTAGGTGTACTCACCGCTGTTGTCAGAAACAAAAGCAGCAAGAGTAGCTTCTTGATCTGCGCTGAAAGCGCGTGAAGATCGGGCAGAAGCCAATTCTACTTCATAGCCCATCTTTCGCAGTTTGCTAGAGACAGAACGAGTAGAAGTTTCGAGTTGATCTGCTGCTTCAGCAACAGTATCTTGGGAGACAGGACTCTCGTCACCGACGAAAGCTGTCAGTTGAGCAGTGCGCTCATCAGTCCACTTAGGAAGTGCCATATTTAGTTCTCCAAAAAGGATTTCAAATCCGTGATGATAGTTATACCAGATGCACTGGCTTGTTTAGTTTTTGACGATTCAATACCGCTTTCATTCACAAGAATCGTTACGTCTTTAGTCAGACTAGACTTAACTTCATAGCCCAGGCTTGACAAAGTTTCGGTTGCATCGGCTTTCGTTTTGAAACTCTTCAAACGTCCACTGATACAAACTACTCCTTTCTTTTCTACTTTTTGCACTGCTGCAAACTTCATATCGAAAGGTAAATACCCATCGTAAAAAGTGTAGAACTCATCCATGAGCCAAGACATAAGATTCTCTGTAGCTTTTGGGCCTAATCCGGCACGCTTACAAGTGTCTGCATTAATTTCACTAATGTTTTTAACAGTCTCAGACAGCTTCTTTGTTGCCGTTTTTCCGATTAAGGGAATACCAAAAGCAGGCAGCACCAAATCAAGAGGAGCAGACTTAGAATTGTCTATCTCACTCTGTAATTTGAGTGCGATCTTCTCAGAATTTAGAGCTTCGATCATATACTCTACATCAAGAGTATATACTTGGTCAAAATCCTGAATACCCAGCTTCTCAATCGCTGACGGGCCTAAGCCCTTGATTTTCAGAGTTTTAGCAAAATGCTCGATTTTCTTTTGCTTTTGAGCACCGCAAGCGACACTCTTGCAATAGAGAAGTTGATTTATCCATTCAAGATCAGACCCACATGATGGGCAATCTGATGGAGGCACAATCTCACGCAGCATTTAGAATCTCCGAAAAAGTAGAGTATATTATACGAAAAAGTGAGGTAAAAGTCAAGAACTATTTTTCGGATGGTCTACACGTCGCAAAATTCGAGGAATAATTTCTCCACTCCGAATTACTTCGACGGTACATCCAATTTCTAGTTCCAGGGAGCGAATGTACTCGATATTGTGTAGAGTAGCCCTGCCCACAATGGCTCCTTCCACTTCGACTGGATCAAGTATAGCAACTGGACTGACCACTCCAGACTTACCTACTTGCCACACAACATCGAGCAATTCTGTATGTACACCCTCCTTCTGCTCTTTGAGAGCAAAAGCGCCACGAGGGTGATGAGCTGTATGTCCCATCTTATCAAAAGATTTACGAGAGTTGATACGATAAACCATACCATCCGTAGGATAGTTAGCGTAATCGAAGGTATCAACAGTGTTAAATCCTTCCTGGGCCAAGAGAGAAAGCGCCTCAGTGTACAATTTGTATTGAACGCCTTGTACATCATAAGCCACGAAGGTCAGTGGACGAGTTTTAAACTCTTCCAGATCCTTGAGATTTAGTGACCCCGCTGCGACGTTTCTCGCATTGGTGACATTCGAAGGGCAAACTACTTCGCCAGTAATAAAAACTTCTCCTTTAAAAGAGATGCTATTTGGTACTAACATTTCAAGTTTGTCGGTAATATCTCGGCCAATATTACCATCCCCACGAGTCAAAGCTAGTGCTAAGTGCCCATTAACATAAGTCAATGAGACTGCGGCACCGTCCAACTTTGGAGTACAAATATACTTTGAGTTGGGTGTTGGGATATCGTCTAGGCTAAAAACTTTCTGTAAAGAGTACATCTTATGCAAATGAGGAATGCCGTCAGTAACGACATGACCTACTGCATTGTATCCATACTTAGCTGAGAGTGCATCAAACTCTGCGTCCGAAATCAACGGATAGCCAGAGTAGTATGCAATACTCGCTTTTTCAAGAAAATCACGCATAGTATCTCCCAAATTTGAAAAGATATTATACTAGAGTTTTAGGAAGTTGTCAAGAACTATTTTAAGTAAAGGTTATCGATTAGGTCCTGAAATTGTTCTTCTATAATTTCTTTACTTTCAGCCAAAGATAGTATCTCTGTTAATCCTACAAATAATTCCCTAGAGTTATTGAAATCAAGTGGCATAGCTACTCCTTCTGGTGTAGGTTTCCACTCTTCGTTAAAATCCAAGTAATACTTACGAAGATGCAAGTATTCAATTCCCCTAAAACTGCTCACTATTAAACGTACTTGTACTTCTTTATCTTCGTCATAGTGTATCACTCTTTCATACGTTTCTGGAGCTTCATGCAATTGTAGCATAACTACTGCCCCTCATTTTGTAAAACCGAGGACAACGGTACAACACTAGTAACATTGCTAGGTTTTAGTAGGCGATACGAGTCCGTATCCCAACAAAATAAAAGGAGTGTCTCGTCAGATTCTTTCGCTCTGTTTTTCTTATTTTGTATATATGGTGTGGAAAAATCCAGGGTACAAACATTATATTTTAACTTATTTGAGTTCTCACTCCGATAAGTAATGATTGCGTCACCACAGTCGTTTACAAGGTCTGCTAATTCTTTTTTATTCACAAATACTCCTTAGGTAGCAGGTCAGTAAAATCTTTTACTTTGCCGAACTCTAAGGTTCTTTCTTCAGATAGCAGAAAACCACTCTCCGCCAAGAGAGTGGTTCAAGTAAAAATTATTTAGTTAGCGGCTACGTTACCGATAACACCAGCAAAGTATTGAGCTGCTTTGCCAGTTAGCTTTGAAATAACATCTTCATCAACTTCTTGACCAGCATCAGTTAGAGCTGCAACCAAAGCGTCCTGAGCAGCTTGCTTTGATACACGACCGCCGCTAGTACCTTTCGCCGAAGTGCTGCCACCAGTAGCTGGGGTCTTTTTTACATATACACCCGCTTTGGTAAGAATCATACGAACACCGTTGGGTGACTCTTCTAGTTCTTCTGCGATTGCTTTAACAATCTCCATGCTTGTCTCAGGGGTAGGATCCTGCTCTTCATACATCGCTACTGCTTGAGCTTTCTTGTCGTCATCCCATGCCATTCTACGTTTCCTCTTGTTAGTTGAACCTGGGCATACACCCAGTGATTTAAGTTGTTGTTGATAAAATCGGTCGCCCATTGGTTTCCTCACTTTTGAAAATATATTATACTTCAATATAAGGAAGTTGTCAAGAACTATTTTTATAAACGTGAGAGGTCAACTCCATATTTTTCTAAATGCTTTAAAGAGCCGAGATCATATGCAAGGGCAGTTGCATAGAATCCTCCACTTTCAATACCTCCAATCCAGAACTCTTTATTACTATCAAAAGGTTCTGTTACCCAAATATTATAGCACTTAGCTCCATATTTCTTTTCGTAATTTGTATCTTTAAAGCCTGCTTTTTCGGCTTGATAAGCTACTGATAGCTCATAACGTATTTCTGCAGGAGCATGATGTCGAGCCGACCAAACAATTTCACCTGGCTGGAATGCTTCGGCTACACACTCTTCTGGTAGATAGCCTATAGAAAGCCGTTCTTCTTTAGATACTCCTCTACTTGGGATACCGACTCTTTCCACAATGGACTTGACAAATCCGGAAGATCGGTATAATGATTTTGCAATGGTTGCAATTGAATCCCCCGATAAGTAATCTCGAATGACTTCTGCGATTTCCATATCCGAAGCGGGCTTGCCTCGATTCTGAGATTTTCGTAATTGTACATATTCTTTTTGACCATTATACTCATCAATAATACTAGATAGTCTCGCCGTATTGTACGAAATGTTCAATATCGAACATGCTTCTTTTTTTGTTATGGGTTTCGAGCCGTCTTGGGGATTCAAGAGGGTTATCACTTTCTCGATATTCGATGGAGTAAGATTCTCCCATTCCTTCTTCTTTACCATTCTCTAGTCTCTCAATTTCTCGATTTAGATACCACACTGCTTTTTTCAAATCTTCTACTTCGTTCTGTTTAAGTCCTGCTCTCCATATATACTTAAGAGCATTTCCCAGGCAGAAGTTCATATGTTCAGTGATTTGTATACATTCTACACCGCTTGGGTGCGCGGTGTAATGTGGTGGTTTATTTACATTATCTGCCATTAGTTTCCATTCCAGTTAGGATTGGGGAATATATTCGCACAGTTATAGTCAAGACTCGCTTCGTATCGACGTACCTTTATAACTATAGGCTCTCGACTTCTCCAGAATTTTTCTGTTTCTGTAATTTGACGAATACCTATTGCAATAGGGTCTGCCCACAATCCTTTCCTGTTGCACTTCATATTTGCAGCCCACACAGCATTATAGCGTGCGCTTTCTTTATTTTTTGCAACTATTGTAATTGTTTCCACTGCTTCTACTGGAGCTGCCAGCAAAAGTAAAAATAACCATTTTTTCATATCACTCATCCGGGTCGTAGTTACAATACCACGGTCCGCTATCTGGTTCGCTGTACCACCAGTCCTCTTCTAATGCTTCAGGGCATCGTACAGGATCCCCATTACTATAACCATCTCCAATCAAATACTCACCACAGTTTGGACAAGTATCAGGAATCTTCCAATGTTCCATTAGTAGTGCTCTTCTTC